TGTTGTTTGTGTTGTTTGTGTTGTTTGTGTTGTTTGTGTTGTTTGTGTTGTTTGTGTTGTTTGTGTTGTTTGTGTTGTTTGTGTTGTTTGTGTTGTTTGTGTTGTTTGTGTTGTTTGTGTCGGGATGCAACATGTTACGTCTCGTTGGCTGACTTGATTGGTTTTTGACAAGGTCCATTTCCATTAAATTACCATGTGTTGGTTCAAATGGCTGAAATTTGCTTTCCTTGTTTGAAATATTAGTACTAGGTGTGTTATAAGAATAAACTGTGTCGTCATACACGTTTGAAACTTGGAAATCCGGAAAAACATTTTTTATATATGAATAACTCATTGTTGTATGAGTGTTCTCTTATATAGAAAAATAAATAAATTTTCAAGTTTTTAAGTGAAATTTTTTAATGTTGCAATCTTATAAGGATGTCTGTACAACAAGATTTTTTTACCGTAATTATTCGTAGTCTTATTATTGGACTGATTTACTTTGAAGTCACAAAAGACAATGATATGACATTTGCCAATATCATGAAATTTAGCTTGTTATACATCTTCATGGTATACAGCTCCTTTATATTGGGCATTGACTCTAATGTTGTTACCAATGCTTTCCTCACAAAGACTGTTTTTACCTTCATTGATGAAAGAGTCAAAGAAAAACAGAAAATTACCCAGACACAGCAGCCCGCCCTTTATTAACTTGATTTTTCTTTGGCCTTCCTCTGCCTTTTTTTGGTGTATTCAAGGGAATACTCTTCAATATTTCATCAGTGCTCTCTGTTTTTATGTTTTCCAACACTTGCTCTCTTTTCCTATCATTCATCGTCTTTAATATATTTTCTATATCTAAATCGTCCGGCTCTTTCAACTTTGAAGGCATCTCGTCTTCAGATGTCTCCGAGTGAATTTGTTGGAATTTTGGCTGTTGCTGTTGCTGTTGCTGTTGTTGGAAATATTGTTGCTGTTGCTGTTGCTGTTGTTGGAAATATTGTTGTTGTTGCTGTTGTTGCTGTTGTTGGAAACTTTGTTGTGGCGACTTTGGTTTCGGAGCTTCAGGTACTCCAAAACTTCCTAACAAATTAGCGAAAGCATTTGACGTATCCAATTTTGTAATTCGCTTTGTAATAGTGAACATTGTTGCACTGCTTATAATCATAAAAATCAATTTCATTTCTGGAGACATCTGACCCCTGCCTTTGTATTTTTCGTACAGCTCCGCCATCACCTCATCATATTCTTGATTTTCCATAGAATATCCCATCGCTTCGCTCCATCCATCTAAATCAACTCCAATAGGATCAAACTTTGTATTCATCATTTCAATTCCTTGTACACCTAAAAGTAACATTCTCTTGTAAAATTCAACAGAACGTTCAGTTTGTATTTCATTGCGAACTCTTTCCACTTCATTCTTAATTTCTTCTAATGTACAATTCATGTCTAAATTCAATGAACTCCATTTTCCTTTCAAGTTCATTTTTGAAAACTTGTACAACAATTCGCTTTTTTCTTTTCGTATCATGTCGTCTTTATTTTCCCTACTCACCTTGACTTCCTTTCGCTTAACCTTTTCCTTACTTTTTGTAACCGAGCCCGTTGAAATCGAATCGGATCTTACACTATCTTTTTTTGTAGAGTCCTCTTTTGTTAGTGTTTTTTTAAGAGACACCGGTCCCTCACTGCTTTTCTTGTTTAGCTTTTTCTTATTAGCCATCATCTCCAATTGTGACATGGACAAATCCTCAGATTCTACAGCACGCAAAATGGGTTTCTTCTCACTAGTTGCTCTGTCCAATATCAAGTCTATACTAGTATCTCCCATCTTTTCTCTTGTTCAATAATAAAATTGTTATTTTTAAACAAAACGTACAAAATAATGTCTAAGCCTCCAAGTAAGACATTAGCACAAATCTCATCAATCCTAAATCCGCTACAAAGTACTCCAATATTAACGGTTTATCGTTTGTTAACAAGATATTCATGTTCTCGCATAAATGAGATGCCTTTATAAAATTCATTAAATAACTCAATTTGAATTTTCCTTGTACAATCTTATTATTCCGTTTTTCAAACTTTACTGAACGAATATCTTCGCCATTTTGTTGTAAAATCTCTTTTTGATCCTTATTTAACGTGTCATCTATCTCGCTTATCATAGTCTTGAATTCTGCCAATCCATCAATACAACTAAATATGAGCTGCTTATCAATGCTCTTGATTTCAACTATTTTTCCTTCCAACAATTGAATATCTTTTATAATCTGCTGAAATTGAACAGATGGCATGTTGATTACGTAATCAAAAGACATTTCCGTCATATTTACAATTTTATCATCTAAAGCTAGTAATGGTATCTTGTAATCTTTTATCTTTCCCATAAAAGGATCCGCTAATTCAATCCCCAGCTTGTCTTCATCGCCCTTGTTCATATAAAATGTAATTGTCTCTCTTCTGTTTGCTGATTTAATCGTCTTGAAAAATGTTGTAGTATCAATGCCAATAATAATTGGTTTTTCGCACATATAGGATTCAAATTTCTGTGCCTCTAATTTAATATAAGTCAACGAAACCTTTGAAGTGTCCAATGTAGAAATCTTTATACCTTCCTTGTTAATTAATATGTTTGTTTCCTTGATGTAAGGCTTTATGATCTCGAATACGCTTTTAAGTATAACCGATTTTAATGTTTTAATCTCAAAAATACGTTCTTTCATGCCTTGTGGGTTATATTTTCATTAAATTATAATTTTAAATACAATTTGCGCGTTAACAACCTTTTTTTGAAATAATCTCGCTTAAGAATTGTTATTTAAATAAAAGGCGTAAATAATATTAATTCAAGAATGTTATTTAACAATATTGTGTTGAACAAAAATAACAAAAAAAGTGTCTTTAACAAAAACAAGAAGCAGTCACTTCTTTTCAAAGAATTTGAATTGGCGCTTGATGAAGAGTGCAAATTCCTCAGCAAGAAATGCATTCATCCTTGTTTGTTTACACGAGACCACGACAAACATAACACAAAAAATATTACCAAAGAATTTTCATTATCTCAACATTTTGACTGGGAGCTTTATGTGCTGGGCACATTCAAGTCATTGTTTTCACCAGAAATCGTAAACAAAATGACTAATAAAATAACATATAAAACAAATAATTGCATGTCCCTTCGATCACTTTTAAACTCTAAAGCATATACACACCTTGTTTTGCATGAATTATTAAGTTTTGTAAAACATATGAATAAAGCGGGCCTTGTCCATGGAAATCTCCACATAGACAATGTTTTCTTCAACATTAAAAAAAGCAAGTTTTTTGTCATTGATTTGTCAAATGCTTATGTATCTTTTCAAGACAAAACTCCCAGTTATGATCGTCCTTTGCAATTTGCATTAGAACATGTTGATTTCATCACTTTATATCAGTCTCTTCAATTATATTTTGAACAACATGACACTAACACGCAATCTCTTCAATCATACTTTGATAATTTAGTAGCACAAATGTGCTAATTGTAGAAATTTGTCGTATTCTCAAATGGCTTAGCATAGCTGCGTTTGTGGTATATAAACTTTGTGTTTGAGTTTATTTGCTTGGTTGTTAACAAATAGTATGTGTGGATAAGATTGATATTTTTGTCTATTAAATATGCATACTGCTCAATTGCATTTTCAATGTACTTGTAAAGCTGTCTTTGCTTAGGCACACTATATATAAAATTGTGAACATTGTTGATAGTCTTTGTTCTTAATTCAAGAGCTATTTCAAACATTTCGGCAACATTCTCTGGAGGAACTTGATTGCTTGCATAAAAATCTTGTATTTCTTTGGATATCATCAATATCTTGTTTACTCCTTTTACTAGTAAGTAATACTCGCTAGCGTTGTAACTGTACATTGGCAAAAAAGAATGTAAGAAATGAATCAAGTCGGCATCCATATATAAAAATAACAAGGATTCTGTTTTAAATGCCCCCTTTGTCTTGAAGCGTTTTTCCTTTTTAATCTCATATTCACGTATTTTTTGTTGAAGTTTTTGCAACTTGAGCATTGTTGTTTTATTGTAATCATTTAATGTATCCGATTGCGTTTGGACATATCTGTCCATTACAACACCCAAAAACACAACAAGTATAATTATGAAACCATATGTTTGAGGATAAACAAATGTTAATACAAACAGTATAATAAGGCCTATTAAAAGTGTTTGTATTTGCAAGTTCAGCTGATATCGTGAACTAGAACTTTTGGAAAAAGTTTCAATCAAGTTGTCAAACATGTTGTCTTATTATTATACTATATAATCTTGTTTCATTATTTAGTATTGTATATTAATCAATAATATCGTAATTACTTTCTATGAATTCTTGAAGTTTGTCCTCTATATGAGAGTGATTTTTGGCATTCACTTCAAGTTGTGATAGTCGCTTTTCAATGTCGTCAATGTGACTTTCTAAATCACATGTTTTTTGTTTATGTAGCCAATATGTTATTAAAAGTGTCAGTGTATTTGTGAGTAAAACACTTATGCATACATGAAACGTCATATGTGATCTATGTTACGCTGAGAAAAAAATGATTTAAAAACATAGTGTCGTAAACAATAAAAATGAAGTTTTCAAAATATTTTACAATTTATAGTCCAAGTAAAGATGTACTCGACTCTTATGTTTCTCACTCTACTTATCACGAAGGGGATTCGGGTTTAGACTTGTTTGTGCCAAAGGATGTTGAAATTGAGCCAGGCAAAACAGTTCTTGTTGATATGGGCATCCAATGTCAAAGTAAATCTTTTACATTTTGCTTAAAAAATTGGGTAAAAGGGGAGTTTTACCAATATCACTCTTATTTTTTGTTTCCTCGTTCAAGTATTTCAAAGACACCTCTTATAATGAGAAATTCGATCGGACTCATTGACAGTGCTTATACAGGAAATATTAAAGCTCCATTATACAATACATCACATGAAACATTTGTCTTGAAAAAAGGCCAAAGATATGTTCAATTAGTTAATGCAGATGCTTCACCTGTAAAATTCAAGATTGTAAATCAACTACGAGGCACTTCAAGAAATCAATCGGGATTTGGTTCAACTGGGGCTTAAGTGGTGTATCTACACAAAACTGTAAAGTAATGAATTCCTGTTGACACGCTTTGAAATTGTATTTTACCTTTATTTGTAGTTTTTTGAGCTACACATAATACGTTGAACAAGGGTATCACATTATCATCATCAGTATACCCATTGCATGATGCTACTAAATCTGTCCTATTAGCAAAAACAGAAGCCCGCTCTGGCATTTCTACGTCAAAAGAACACAAAGCACTTGATGCACTAGGAGTTACAGAAACTGCAAAAGATAACAATGCTTCGTTGGATATCTTGAACAACTTGGCGACTGAATAATCAATGACAGAGCATCCTTGCGTGTTTGAAAACAATAGTGAAGGAGAAGTCACGCCACCACTTAAACTTCCCTTCACATCAAGATTTCCATTAATTGTCATGTTTTGCGCAATGTTCACATTTCCATTTGTAGAAATTGTCATGCGTGAAACTCCGGTTGTAGCTACCTCTTCAAATGTTCCAGATTCTGCGCTTGTAAATGTGTCAAACACGATTTCCGCACCTACAAGTCGTATTCTATCTTGACCATTTATTGAATCACTATCATTGCCCTTGAACAATAGCAACTCGCTTTTTTCAGAGCCTCCATACACACGTTCACCAATATAAGTATGACCAGGAGTGTCTCCAAAGGTTCCATTAAAGACAATGTAATTGCTTTGGGTGGAGTTACCAACTCGTAGATTTCCTCTGATGTCAAGCTTCTCTTCAGGTATCATTGTCCCAATACCGATATTACCCCCAGTCGTGAATAATGATCCAAGAGTATTGCTACTTCCATATGCTGATAAAGCATTAGACACAATGAGTGCACTTGTCGTTTGGGTTGTGCATACATTGTTTGATATAGTTTGGTTTGTAACAACAGAATTGGTAATGTTTGTAGCAGGCATCATCACAGATGAAGAAGATGCCACAAAAACATTTGAATTGTTGTGGTCTTGTATAATAAATTCTTGCCCTTCGCTGTGAGGGTGTAAAACCAAATTTGCAGCAGTATTTGATCCTTTTTGTTTAAAAGACCATGGTCTCTCTGTGTTAAATGTCATAATCGTGACGCCATCTCCCCTTGCGTTGGTTGTTAATACTCCAGATACTCCAACTGATCCATTGATGTCAAGCAAATAAGCTGGATTCGTGGTATGAATTCCTACATATCCGCTTGACAATGGGATACTAAGAGATTCTATCAGTGAGCCCGTACTTGCCCCATTTAAAACGTCAATGCCCAAACGGAAAACATTTGCCGGACTAGACTTTAAATTTAAATTAAAAAATTTGTAAGAATTGTCATTTTGAAGCCCTTCTGTAGATATACGAATGCCATTGTTTTGATTAACTGTGTTTGTAATTGGTGTCAACTCCAAACTTTGCAAAGGACTGGCATTTGATATACCAATGTTCCCATACGTTGTCGTAAACAAATTTCCCAATGTAGACAAACTCGAAAATAATGTCGCAGTAGTCATGTTTGTAAAAATCGCGTTTGTGTTCAATAATGACCCAATTGTCAAACTTGTGCCTGTAATGTTTGAAATTTTAGCATTTTCACTTGTAAAACTAATACATGTACCCCCGCTCGCTAAAATATTTGATGTTGTAATATCATTGATTTTCAGTGACGAACCTGTTAAATTGGTAACAACAACGTCTACAACATGCAAAGAAGCACTTGTTGTTCCAACTGATACAACTAAATTAGAACTTGAAATGTTGGTTATGTTTGCATTCAAAACAGATGCCGTTGACGCATGTAATGTCCCCATTGTCACGTTTTGCACACTTACATTTCCTCCAGTAATGTTGCTTGAATGGAGTGTGTTTGTTACATGTAGAGAACTACATGACGCATTTGTTATTATTAGGTTCGTGCTTGACACGTTTGTAAACGTGCCATTGTTATTTACATAAATTGAACTTGCCGTAATGTTTTGCCCCACTCTCAAGTTTTTGTCAATGTAAGCACCCCCAAGCGTTGTAAAGCTTCCATTGCTAAAATGCGTCGAGTCACTCGAGTTATTAATTCTTACATAATCACACCTTACAGGAACATAATCTGTTATCGAAAGAGCATTGGTTCCCGGATCGATCGTCGTATACGCAAAAGTCAGCTCGTCTGTTGACTCTTTGTAAAACATGGATGCATAAACGTTTCCGTCCGTAGCTGACGTGGGAGATCTTTTTATTAAAACACCACCATCAATCCCATTTACAGCTTCACTGTTTACCACAATCAAGTTGTCTCTAATCAATAGTGTCTCTGTGCTCAAATAACTCATTGTGCCTGTAACAGTGACATCACCATTGACATACAAGTCGCCTCCTACATATGCATTTTTTGATATTCCAACACCACCGCCTACTGTTAAAGCTCCATCACCAATGCTTGAAGATTCCTTTGTTGCTAAAATTTGAATGCCTTGACCTGCATTCATTAACATATTCCCAAAAGTGTCGCTTTTTATAGATTGTTTGTAATCAGTACCAAATGTGAGTGGAATATCTACAGGAATAGTAATATTTGTTTGACTTGATAACTTCAAATCAGATGTGCTTGTTATCAATAATTGATTGAAACTGTTTGCGTAAATGCGTTGACTTCCTGTGTCGCCCAGCAAAATGCCATTGTTAGATGGTATCTTGATATTTAAATTTGTTCCTGGAATAATATTGACGTTGTTGTTTGCAGAGATTGTCAAATCATTGTTCAAATTACTTGAAATCTTTTGATAAATATTACCAAAAGATACTGGTATATCAACAGGAATCAAGACTTTTTTGTTTACGCCAGGATTAATTTGCACATCTTGAGTACTCGCTATAATCATATTGTTAGAATCATCTGCGTATATTTTCTCATTTTCTGTAGAAAATGTTATTGGAATTTGATTGGGAATGCTGATTCTTTTTCCTGCACCCAATTGAAAATTAATATGCCCACTTCCTTGAATGCTCATGTTATTATTTAAAGCATTTGCAGATATAAATTGGGATTCACTTCCAAACACGACACGCTTGTCAAAAGGAATTTTAACAGATCCGCTAGGCGAAATATTGATATCGTTTGTCGCAGTCAAGCTTAAATTGCTTGCTGTATCCGTTACAAAACTTGAACTTTTGATATGAAGCGCCCCAAGTAAATGAACATCCTTCTGAATGCCCAATCCTCCTCTCAAAACAAGACATCCCGAAGAACTATTGGACGAATTTGTTGTAGAGCTTAACGTTATATCATTTTGTATTGTATTTGTGGCATCTAACCGCTTTTCAACTGAATTCCATGTCATTACACCGTTTGCTAATGGAGTGTCTTGTCTTGTCGCAATCGCTTGTAAATTGCTAATTTCTCCGATTCTACTTGTTTTGTCTAGTTCATTGTACACTATTCTGTAATTTTCAAAAATCCCCCTTTCAATTTCCAAACCAGACTGGTTAAGAGTAACACCAGAACCTGTTTCGGCTTTATTTATTAACAATATGTTATCTTCAAACTCTATTACATTTGTGTTTAAAACTGTCGTGTTGCCTTCTACATACAAGTTGCCCTGTATTGTAGCATTACCAGTTAATTGAAGACTCGCAAAAGTAGGAGAATCACCTGCTTTTACACCTTGGCTAAGAAAAGATTCGAATTTATTCACTCTACCATATATGTTTTGATATACAATTTTATCATTTACTATTGGCTTTGGCATCGTCTAGTTTATATCTATAAAATAATTACAAGAAAAATGCGAGCTTCGAAATAAATGAAATCTAATCACATTTAAAAAAACAAATACTTTGACACAAAGACAAGCAACGCTCAATGAAGAAAACAATTGAAGAAACATATCAAAAGCTCACTCAACTTGAACATGTTAAAAAACGCCCTGGTATGTATATTGGCAGCACCAAAAAAACTGTTGAAGAACTATGGATATTTGATATCACACAATCAAAAATGGTTAAAAAAATGGTAGAATACACTCCTGGGTTCTTGAAAATTTTTGATGAAGTTTTGACAAATGCTCTAGATCACAGTCACCGCGATGCGACCGTTGATAAAATAAAACTAAGTTATGATGCAACAACCGGAGTGATTACTGTTTATAACAATGGAACTGGTATTCCTATTGTTGAACACAAAGAACATAAAATGTATGTGCCAGAATTGATTTTTGGCCAATTACTTTCCGGAAGTAATTATGATGATAATCAATCAAGAACTGGAGCTGGATTAAATGGTCTTGGTATCAAGCTTTCTAATATTTATAGCTTGAAATTTGTTGTGGAAACTGTTGATTCTGAAAGAGGTCTCAAATTTATACAAGAATATAAAAATAACATGTCTGAAAAATCAAAACCAAAGATAACAAAATGCAGTCAAAAAAGCTACACACAAATAACATTTGTACCAGATTATGCACGATTTGAAATGAAAAATCTAGAAAATGACACTATTGCTTTATTAAACAAACGAATTCACGATTGCGTGGCGTGCACCAATCCAAATGTAAGTGTTTTTTTGAATGGTGAAAAAATCAAAGGAAAGGGTCTTTTAGACTATGTTAAATACTTTTTCGATGAATCAAAATCAACAATCGTCCAAGAACGCATTGACCAAAAAATAAATGGTATTGATTTTTCATGGGAATACATTATCGTTCCTTGGGAACATTATGAGCAAGTGTCTTTTGTAAATGGCAATTCTACCTATGCTGGAGGCAAGCATGTTGATTACATTATGTATCAGCTCATAAACAAGGTCAAAGCCTTTTTAGAAACCAAAAAACGACTAAAAGACATCAAGCCGGCAATGATAAAGGAAAGGATGTTTTTGTTTTTGAAAGCAACAATTGTTAATCCACAATTTTCTAGTCAAACTAAAGAACAATTAACAACACAATCAAAAGATTTTGGATGCAAAGTAGATGTTTCCAACAAGTTTATTGACAAATTGTGCAAATCAAGTATTATTGAAGACATTGTCACCATGTACAAAATAAAAGAATCCGTGGAATTGGCTAAAAAAACAGATGGTGCAAAGAAAAACAAAATCTACATCCCCAAGCTAGAAGATGCACTTTGGGCGGGTACCACAAAATCTGACTTGTGCACCTTGATTTTAACAGAAGGTGATAGTGCTAAAACGTTTGCTATTTGGGGTAGAAGTGTTGTTGATAAAGGCATTGAAAAATTTGGGATTTTTCCAATGAAAGGCAAAGCGCTGAATGTTCGTGACGCTACTGCACAACAACTCATCAACAATGAAGAAATCAACAACTTGAAACAAATTATTGGATTAAAACAAGACATTGAATATGAAAACACAAAAAGTCTTCGTTATGGAAAAGTCATGATACTTACAGATTCCGACTGTGATGGCTCACACATTAAGGGATTGTTGGTCAACTTTTTTCATGCATGTTGGCCCACATTAATCAAACTCAACTTTATTCAAACACTACGTACACCAATCATCAAAGCAATCAAAGGGAAAAATGTCATTGAATTTTTCAATGAACAAGATTATGCCAAATGGCAAAAGTCGGGTATCAACCCCAGCGCGTTTCACATTAGATACTTTAAAGGACTAGGTACATCTACAAAAGATGATGCTAAAGATACTTTTAAAAGAATGAGTGAATTGAAAATAGATTACTATTACAAAAATAGCAAATGTGACGAGTCTATTTTATTGGCGTTTGAAAAAGATAAAAACGTGAAAAAGGACAATGAAACGGATTCTGCCGTAAAATGCACTGATAAAAGGAAAAAGTGGTTGAGTAATTACAACAAGGATTTGTATATTGAAACAAGTCAAACTCGTGTGAGTTTTCAAGAATTGATTCATAAAGAGCTAATTCATTTCTCTATTTATGACAATCTTAGATCTATTCCAAGCTTGTGCGATGGATTGAAGCCGAGTCAAAGAAAAATTTTGTTTTACATGTTGAAAAAAAATATCACCAAGTCTATTAAAGTTGCACAATTGTCCGGTTATGTTTCTGCTGAAACAAGTTATCATCATGGCGAGGCTAGTTTGCAACAAGCAATCATTTCCATGGCACAAAACTTTATTGGGAGCAACAATATAAACTTGCTTTATCCAGATGGTAATTTCGGTTCAAGGTTGCAATGCAAAGATGCCGCAAGTCCGCGTTACATTTTTACGCACCTTTCAAACATTACTCCTTGTTTGTTTCATATTGATGACACTCCCTTGTTAAACATGCTAAATGATGATGGGCAACAAATTGAACCAGAATGGTTTATTCCGGTGCTTCCAATGATACTTGTTAATGGATGTGAGGGTATTGGAACCGGATATTCCACGTTTATTCCACCACACAACCCAAAGGACATTATTGCAAATATTCACAGAATTCTTCAAAACAAGTCACCTCTAAAAATGACGCCATTTTTCAAAAACTTTGGTGGCAAAGTTGAAGAAGTAGAAGACGGTTCGTATATCACAAAAGGTACATGGAAACGATTAAGCGAGACACAAATTCAAGTAACCGAGCTTCCTATCGGCACATGGGTAACTCCTTATAAAGAGTTTTTGGAGTCTTTAATTGATGGCGGGATGAGTAAAAATAACGAGTCAAAAAAGAAAAAAACGTTTGCTTTAAAAGATGTACAAAACAAGACACTTGACGAAAATACAGGAATCAACTTTCTCATTGAATTCAAGTCGGCTGAAGATTTGAACAAGCTCATCAGTCTAAATATATTAGAAAAAGAGCTTAAACTAGTAAAATCGTTCAGTACACACAACATGTTTTTGTTTGACGATAATCTTGTGCCATCAAAGTACAAAAATACTTCCGACATACTATTGGATTATTGTGATATCCGCTTGGACTTTTACGTTAAACGACGTCAGTACCTTATTGCCAAGTTACAACAAGAATTAGACATTTTACTTTCAAAAGTGCGCTTTATTGAAGAGTATATGGAAGGTACTATTGAACTTAATAGAAAGACTAAAGAATACATTGTTGCTTTACTTGAAAAGCGGGGTTTCAAAAGAGTAGAAGACTCTTATGACTACCTTGTTAGACTGCCCCTTATCTCGTTATCTCGAGAAAAACTTGATGACTTGTTGGCTACAAAGAATGTTAAAGAAACTCAGCTGAAACATTTGTTGGCAAAAACTGAAAAAGACATTTGGATTGAAGATTTAGAAAAAATATCAGACTATTTGAATTAAACAATGTTTTACGCGGCTTGCATATTATTATTTGGTGTTTTTATTGGTCAAGAATACAAGAACATTCCTCCAATTAAAGAAGGGTTTACGTATGTTATAACTGCTATTTCTAGCACTAGTACTCAAGCGACACCGGACTCCCTTTTGACAAAAATTTACAAGTTGTTTTTTAAAAACAACTGAATTTAAACAATCAATTACTTTCATTTAAATTCCTATACCAATCATGCAAAAATACATTGTTGATTTTTTCAACATTTTTTCAGATTTTCGCGAAATAAAATATAAAAAACAGCAAATTAATTTTCATTCTGTCAAGCATGTGAACAAGGCAGAAGATACCAAAGATTTTTTCGATCTCTTTTTTACAAAATACATCAAACATGCTAATATTCCAAAAACGAGCAAATTCATCTTTGTTATGAAACAATTAAACGATTACAATAACATTCTAAAGGACATATTGCTCATGTACAAAACATTCAACGTGACCTTTGTCATTATCAAGAACCAATACTCGCATCATCTAAAAGACAAGAACAAGGATGATTTTTTGTGCCAATACTTTTTTCATTTATTCAAAGACAGCGTTCTTGTAACCAATGACCGTTACAGTGATAAAACAAAATATTTGCACTTGTTCACAAATGATATTGTAGCCACTGTACTTCAATACAAAAACAAAAGCGTTCTTGTATCAACTATTATCTATAAAATTGATAATGATATCAACAATCAGATTTTATACCAAACTTGTTCTTATACAAGATGCAGTATTCCAAAAAAACATCTAAGTCGCATACTCTAAGCCATTTAAAAAACAAGTGTTTCTTGTTACACCAAAATTATGAGTGCGATTTTCCTATTATTATCTCTTTTATCTGTTCAAGCTGTAGAAAGAATGTAAGAATGTAGTTTGTCCTAAATATTTGTTAAACATATCCAAATGTAAACGCATTCTTGAATAGAATAGTACTTTTTAGTGTTTTAATTTATGTTTTAGAAGAACTTTTTGGGAAATCAAACCACAAATTTCTTTTTTACTAGCCTTGTTATCGTACTGTATTTTTAATTTATCAGCTAAATGCATCACATGATGAATATTTTCTATTTTTTCCAACTCGGAGCAAACAAACATGAAATCTTTTTTCAGTCTCGCCATCAAATCTGAATAAGCCTCGGCTTTCTTTATGGAAGCATGTCTGTTCTTTTTTCTCTTTTGATGTGTTTTGAACAATTGCTTCATTTCAGTTGAACCTATTTTCAAAACTTTTTCGTGAATATCAAACACGCCAGATATTCTTGTAGTGATTTTTGTACTTGCTCCTCTTTTTAATAAAATAGATGCCATATCAACATTGTTGTATACCACGCATAACCAAAGAGGTGTTTGCAATTGATTGTTTATAGCATTTACATTCACTCCACCGCTAAACAATAGGAATTGTGCTACCTGTTTTTTTTTCAAACGACAAGCAATATGAAGTGCCGTATTTCCGTTTTTATCAACCGCATTGACATTAACGCCAACTGTGCTTATCAAGTACTCTAATTTTAATTGCGCACGCGTATCTTCAACGCTATAGTGTATTGCGCGTTTTCCATTTGTCGGAGAAGGTATTTCGAATGGGTTGATGGAATTGCTATGATTTTTGTCGTATTTTTTGTTTTTAGTGTATGCAGAATGAAGTGCACGCAAGGTTTCAAGATTAAGCAGTGTTGCAAAGCTGTAAGCGGATAGGTCCGCATATATTTCATAGATAGAATTGAAATCGTTTTCCAAAATCTTGTTCAAATCTTTTATTAATGCTTGTTTCTTTTTAGTGTTTTGTTGTAATGATATTTCTTCTAGTTTTTTGAACAACGGAGGAATGGTTAGATAAGGTGCATCCATTTATATTCTTTCTTGTAATTTGGTCAATATTATAAAATTTTTATATAAAACTAAATTAAGTAATGTCTCCTATTATACCTACAATACAAGCTTTGCAACAAGAGAAATCCACAAAAGATAATCTAAAGAATGATATATTCACAATCGTTTTGAATAAATGCGTGGAAAAAATTGTATATACCAATCGTCACACTGACAAGACTTTTGTCATATTTGAGGTTCCTAAAATTCTTATTGGACAACCTTCTTATGATATGAACTCTTGCATCCTATTTATTATGAATCAGTTATCAAAGCATAATTACATGGTTGATTTCATTGAACCGTTTTATTTATACATTGATTGGGGTTCACGCATTAGCAAAATACAGGATAGTTCTAAACAAACTAATATTAAACTTAAACGACAAACAGAAATGTTGTTAAAGAAATTTCCAGACACATCGGAAATAGAATTTATTTATGAAGATTCATTACAAAATACGTCTAAGAAGCCAAAAAAAAATAAGCGCAAACATTAGACAATGAGTTTTTGGCAAAATAAGCCCGTCAAAGTAAACAAAACAGTTCGCGCCATGACAGATACGAATTCTCTCTTAAACAACATTATTCGAGAATTAGATATTAATCAGTATGCTTTAGAGTACGTGTGTATTACTCATTATGATTTGACAAATGAAGCTAAAAATGACATTCTTGACTTTATAAACCGAAACTACAAAAGCAATGAACGTAGGTTCAACTTGAGATACTCGTCTTTTTTATTAGATTATTTTCTAAGCCGCAACACATTGTCGATTGCCTTTTTCTTGAAAAATACAATTGATGATGAAAGCAACATAGATTTTAAAAAAATGATTGGATTTATTTCTGGGACTAAAAGATCATTTAATATTTTGAAAAACACTTTTAATGGTGTTGAGGTTGACTTTTTATCATTGCATTATGAATTCAGACATTTGCATGTTTCATCCTATATGATAAACATTCTTACTAAAGAGTGCATTCGTGTTTTTAAAGGTGAGGTGAACTGTGCTTTTTATACAATTGGTAAAGTAATAAAAAGGGATCATTTTAGCTTTGTTTGTTATCAACATCGCCCTCTCAATATTGAAAGATTGTTATATCAAAACATGATCCAAGATTCCTTCCATGACCCAGTTTATAAAAAAATTTATAATACTTTTAGCTATCCAGCACATTTTTTAACAAGTAGAAAATTGCAATATTATAATGGGCAGCCTATATCATTAGAAATTGCTCAAGAAATATCTGAAAAAATCAACATTTACAATGAACAAAAACATGATGTGTATGATGTAAAAACCGTGACAGACATTATGGACATGTTTGACAACAAAGCATTCCATCATTTTATCATTTGCGACAATGATGATAACATTGTAGATTACATGTGCATGTATTTATTAGAAACGGTCATAGACAACACAAAAGTTTGTAGAAACGGGTATGTTTATTGCATGTTTATCAATACAAAGTGCGCGCAAAGTTATGCAAATTCCTTGCAACAAATATACCCCGATTCATTATTGAGTATTTTTGAGTATGTTTGTGACTTTTGTAAAAAACAAGACATTTTTGACATAGTAACAACTACAGCCATGTTTGAAGATGGTGCAAAGTCCAAGTTATTGCCAGGCACCGGACAATTGTATTATTACATGTATAATATACAATTGCCTTATATAAAATCAGAAAGAAATGGCTTAGTAACTATTTAAGCTTCAAACTTAATTCGCTCAAAATGACATAATTATTTATCAATACCCTTTTATATGCTAGACACTATTTGTGACGTTTTAAAAGCAGCATATGAAAGAGATTGGATATCCACACGAGATGGCAATGCTTCTTTTCGGAGAAAAGATGAGCCGTATTTATATGTCACGCCAAGTGGTGTAAGGAAGCAACATTTGAATGCTGAAATGATGTTGAAACTAAAATTTATGGATGGGGAACAGTTGGAGCGCGTTGATGATGATTATCAACGAAAAATTATAGGTTTATATCCAACAGGAGAGTTGCCCTTACATACCTTATTGCAAAAAAATTTACCGGAAAACAGAGTTGTTTTACATTTTCATCCAACCTTTATTATTGCGGCAATGTATTCTGGCATCGATTTGCAAAACCTATCAAACGAGTTTCCTGAAATAAATAGATATACAAGGGTCGGCCCTACTGTGCCCATGTTGCCACCTATTTCACAAGAGCTTGCAGACGCATCTGTGCAAGCTTTGGGTCTTGATCCCAAAACGGGCAAAGTACAGTATGACATCATTGGCCTTGATCGACATGGCATCATAGCGTTGGGAAAAGATGCTTGGTCCGTATTTGAGCACGTTGAAAGATTAGAACATATTTGTAAGATTGTTCTTTCAGCCCATTTGACAAATGGTTTTAATAACATCACACTAAACTAAGCACCAGGAAAAAAATGTCAAAATCAACTTAGCAATAATTTTAATAAATCTGTAAATTTAATGAATTTAATGTTTGCATCATTTTCAAAACATTGCAAAATCTTTTTACGAACAACAGAGTCTGTTTTGAATAAACAAAACTCCTTTTCAGCTTCTATTTCTTGATATCCCATGCATACTATATATAATGGCTTTTTATACAACTTGTGACACTCGCTGTATTTCCATGGTGTACCAAGAATCTTTTCACCAGCTGTACCAGATGTAGTATATGTGCGTGCTTTACATTCATACAAGGCATCATCCGTTTCAAAATCTGGGACTAAATGTTTTCCGTTTTCACCCTTTCTTGTTTGTTTTAATCTTCTTGGGTTTTTACCTAGTCTTATTAAAACATCTTCTAGCATCTTTTCCCCGCACTTGGTCGTCCACTGATTTGTATTGTACCCCAAAAGTGACTTTCCCCATCTTTTTTCTTTGATTGGTGATAAACTGTTGACAAATTTCGACGAAGGAAAACACCAATCCAACACGTGTTTCCTGTTTAAAATCCCCTTTTGCTTCTTAACTTTGCCTTTTAATTGCTCTAAGACGTTTACTTGATTTAGTGCTAAGCACGCTCTGGACCGTGTAATCATTCTAGCCATTGAATGCTAGTGCGTATGTTGTCATTTAAATCAATTTATTTTGGTAAAAAAATTGAATTAATATTGTGTTTAACTACAATTACACTACACTTGACTTGACACCACATTTACAAACTTGAATCGCCTTTAACATGGATCTAAATATTAATGCAAAGGAATTTATTCCATCCAACCAACCCTATCCTAAACTTGAGATAAACACGACGAACCTTGACCAACACGATACATTTTTTAGTGCTCTTGAAACTCCCACTAAACTTTATTCGCTAAATGACGACACATTTTTTGATGCTCTTGAAACTTTCGCCAAACCTTATCCTAAACTTGAGCTAAATGACAATGCTCTTTTTGATGCTCTTGAAAATCAATGGCTTGAATATAATAGTGACATGTTTGACGATTCGATTGCAGATTTGATCAAATATTTTATTGTTAAAGATTTCTAACAGACTTGGCTACTATACAAATTAACCGCTCGCTAAGAGCGGTTTTTTTGTTTTTAGGTAATTGATAGAATAATAGCTAGAATCAAAATCATAAAATGCATATTATACAATGTTTTTTTGTACCCTTCTTCGTCCATTCCTACTCCATGCAAACGGACTTTTCCATTGGATTTGAAAAATAAGGCCGGTTTAATAAAAAAAAGGACTATAATAAATATGACCATGTATTGTATTTGCTTGATGGAACTGGCTGAAAGCAACATAATTAAAATATACTGATAAATTAAGTTTAATCAATAATTTAAAAAAACAAGTTTTCCATCTATTAATATAATGAGTGTACAAAGAATCACAAGAAAAAAAAAAATTTATCCTTTCATAGACAAATTGGTGGACGTAATGTACAATGACGATTTAAACAACCTTATGGAAGAAAGCATTGAAGGCCATTACGACAAAAGCATATTCTTAATGTATATTGTTCTTTACTTTGGCATTTATATGTCTATTGACAAGTCAATAAGATCAGCCAATAAGAAACAAGCAATCAAGGAAGAATTAACAGATATCATTAGAGATCCTAACAAAAGACAAGCGTGTTTAAACTTTTTTTGTACGTACTTTGGAAAATTAGTATTTAATGAAAAAAATGAAAAACAATCCATTCAAAACTAAAAGAACAGGGGGAATATAAAATGGACAATAAATACATTGAGAATTTATTGCATCGCTTTGATACATTAAAGCAAAACGAATCTCGTGAGTTAGAAAAGGGAGGATTCTCTAATGTTATAGTGAAAAAACAAGTTGATGGAAAATTAGTTGCAGTCAAGACTCTTTCGCTTGACAATGAAATAGTTAGCAAGGTCAGTGAGAAGGAAAAATCAAAGATAATTGTTTTAATGTTAAAACATGAATTTACAATAGGCAGACTCTTGAATCATCCCAACATTATAACAACCCTTGAAATGAACGTCATTGACTATTCAATTACACTTGAATATTGTAATGGAATGGATATGCTGGACTACTTGAATGCAGATCAGTTATCAAAATCGCTACAGACCTTGTTTTTTTATTTCAAGCAAGTCTTACAAGCCATGATTTATATGCATGACATTGGCATTGCACATATGGATTTGAAGTTAGAGAATATCATGATTGATTTTACTACAAATACAATAAAATTAATTGATTTTGGACAATCAAAGTATTTGTGGGATGATTCGAATGGTTCTTTAATACAACAACAAGGCCGAGTCGGAACATTGGAATACATGCCTCCTGAAGTGCTACAGTTTGCATTTTATAACCCTTCCAAGGTAGATGTATGGTGCTCAGGTGTTGTTTTGTATAATCTTGTGTATGATAAAATGCCCCGCTTGCTCAGTAGTTACGCACACAAGTTATACATCATTTCTATACACAACACGAGAAAAAAAATAAAATTAGATCCAATCACATTTCCGAATATACTTGACAATGACAAACCCATTTCCCCTACGGATCAATCCATTGTTTTCAACGTCTTTTTGCAAATGTTTCAACACGTTCCTTCAAAACGAAGCACCTTCAATGATATTTTAAATGAATTTTCTAAATTATCATACTTTAACTAAAGTTTTTTTATTATCATATCTTAATATGAATACACCAATAACAAAATTCCATCCCAAGCTGTTTGAGAGTCCGAACTATCATCTTCCACAAGAAGATCGAACCATTTCTATGCTCAGAGATCAGCGATCTTTAAAGCTACCCAATGTCGATTTAGACAAGCTTGAGTCTCCAGGTTCTTTTAAATTGACAGTTGATGATAATTTTTTATCGCCATCCAATACCTCTTCTTTATTCAAAAACTTGTACGGAGAAACTCTTTTGACACGCTTGTTTTTTTCTGCAGCAAATGTACAAAACATACAAAAATTGATTCGCTTTATTGTTTATAAAGAAACAGAACAAGTAGTTGATAATCAATCAAATAATGAACTCTTGATCATTATGAGAAGTATCTTTTTAGAATACGGCGCACACCCTCCTTTGATTGAAGAAAGTATGTCTAAAGAAAAAAAAGAAAAATTGACAAAACAATATACTGAAGAAGTTACACGACTGAATGAAATTGTCTTAAATACAGTCATCCCCAAAGTATTGTCTCAAATGCAACAATACATGGATTATCTTCGTGATGCAAGTCAACAACCTTATCAAATGAATACTCCTATTAACACAAACATAACTGGAGAAAGAGAATATAGAAGTGTTACACAAGTTTTGTTAGGAACAGATCTGTAAGAAATCTGTATTTACATTATGACCCAGTCTACATTACCTTGATAAAAGTCATCTCCTACTGTGCTTTGTAGAAATTGTAAACCATTTGTACTATACAAGTCAATAACATTTGTATAATCACATTTTCCTCCTATTATTAATCCAGTATTTGGATCTGCAAATGCGCCATCATCTCCTGGATTACAAGTATCTATAATCGTTCCGATGAAAGACTTGCCATTAACTGTAACATTCATTTTCTTACCACACCACGGAATTACATTTGGGTTAGCATTGGCATATTTTGTATTCCAATCATTTAATGTAAATCCTAGTAACAGTGGATTAACTGCTAATCCATTGCCGGGTGGAATGTTTTCTCCGTAACATTGTGTGGTCGTATCTGTAAAATAAGTGAGTGTTGCAGTCTTCCCACTTGTGATCGGAATCGTCTTTGGACTTGCAGTTGGACTTGTGGTAGAAAACGTAGTTGTACTTGTAGTAGAAAACGTAGTGGTACTTGGAGTAATTATAGTCGTTGGAAATGCAGTTGTACTTGTAGAAAACGTAGTGGCACTTGGAGTAATTATAGTCGTTGGAAATGCAGTTGTAGTTGTGGTCGTTAGAAATAAAGATATAATTTGTGTAATTGTTTTTTCACGAGTTTTAAATTTTGTTACTGTAACTGTTTTTATAGGCACTCGAGTAGATTTTTTTTCACATGATGCTGTGCATTCTGTTAAAACACACAAACTTAATATAGTTAAGAATAGTTTCATATTTCTTGCAATACGAAACCATTATTTATATAAATACTAAACACACTTTTATTTAATAGCTTTTGTTTTGGTTTGATATTTGAAGACAAGTGTTTCTCCATTTATTTCAACTTCTGTTGATTCATTTTTCTTAGCAACTTTATATTTAAACGTTTTGTGAGCTGAACCTTGAGTTGTTTCTCTAACATGAACTTCAAGTGTTAAACGTCCTTTAGAATTCATGTGACGATATGCTTGTGAGAAAGCTTTTTTTGCAGCTCCACTTGGAGTTTCAGAAATATATCTTCCCCCGCTAATTCTTGATTTTTTACCTGCTTTATAAATAGCTTCAACTGTAAACGATCGCATTATTGAAACTAGTCAATAAAAAAAAATATCAACAATTAAAGTTGTTTTTGTAATTCTTGTTTTAACGACAACACTTCGCTACGCAATTCTTTGATAGCTTCTATTAATACACCTACTACATTGCCATATGACACTCCTTTGTATTCTCCTTGTGAATTTGTCGCTTCAGGTAGAATCTCCTCTATTTCCTGAGCAATAACTCCTGTGCCGCGAATTTGCGTTTGAATATTTGTGTAATACACACCTCGCATTGCATTTACTTTATCCAGTGCATTTGGAATAGTTGAAATGTCTGTTTTCAATCTTTTGTCTGAAAAAGAAATAACATCACCACTTGCGTACACATCTCCAGAAACTTGAAGAGAATAGCTTGGAGAAGTGGTTCCTATCCCTACATTACCGCCAGTTGTAAATAAGTTGCCAATTGTATTTGTATTGCCAACTGCTACTAAACTTGTTGTTACACGTGCTGTTCCAGTTGTTGAATTTAATGAATTCAATGTTCCAGTTGATACTTGTGTACTAACATTTAACCCCCATAGAGTTGCAAATGCATT